TCGTGCTTACGTTAATGCAGTTGTAGGAAATACTCCAGGTAACGGTTCCCTTCCTAGTTCATGGTTGTCGGGACAAGACTTTAGAATAGGAAATAGAGGTGGATCTTTTCATCTTAATGCTCTAGTTGATGAGATGAGTGTTTGGGATAAAGAATTAACTCAAGCTGATGTTGATAGGCTACACAATTTAGGAGTACCTACTAATTTGTTTCTTGATATTGCAGCTGTTTCTAATAAGTCATGGTATAGGTTTGGTGATGTAGATCTATCTCCTACCATAAGTGATGTTGTAGGAACTTTTGATGGAAACATGGTTAACCTAGATGCGACTAACTTTAAAACGGACACGCCATCATGAGTAAAATAAAAACATATGTATTAATACCTATAGATGATTATACAATTAATCATACAATAGAATCAATATCTACAATGAATTCATTTAAAGATCCTACAATTATTGGTATAGACAGAGCTGAGAGTGAACTGCGAAAAGTGTGTGAGATGAATACAACTGTACCGTACTACATAGTACCATTTGGAATAAAGCACCCAGTAAGTGCGGCTGGTTATAAGAAGTTTGCACTAGAAGAAATGCTTGTTGAATTAGATGAAGACAAGTGGGCGCACAACAATGAAGTATTAGCGACATAAACAGGAGAGTTTTATGAGTCACAGTAATAGAGTAATTAATGCCGATGGAACTTGGGGCGAGTTTCCAAAACATGTAAAGAATAAAGAAGTTAAGGAAGGTAAATCACTTCCTGATCCTGAAAAGAAGATCGAGCCTAACACTAATCCTAAAGGTGGATCTAAAAAGAAAGCTAATAAAAAAGCTGCTAAGAGTAACGCAAAAACATTAGAGAAACAAAAAAAGGTAGAAAATGAGCAGCGACTCGCTGATAGTTGAGACTGGTTACGATCCACGTCCATTTCAGGCGTGGCTACACTCTAAACTAGAAAGATTCAACGTACTATGTTGTCATAGGCGTTTTGGTAAAACTGTTTTCACACTTAACGAGTTAATTGATAAAGCGTTGACGTGTGAAAAGAGAAACCCGAAATTTGCTTATATAGCTCCTACTTATGGAGCCGCTAAGCGTATTGCTTGGGATTATATAAAAGATTTTACTAGGGACATTCCTGGTATTGTTACAAATGAATCTGAACTTAAGATTACTATATTTCGTCCAGCCAAAGATGATAAAATAACTATCCACCTTTTAGGTGCAGAAAATCCTGGAAGTTTACGTGGGATTTATTTAGATGGTTGTGTAATTGATGAATTTGCTGAATGCGATCCTATTATATGGAGTCAAGTTATTCGTCCTGCTCTTTCAGATAGAAAAGGCTGGGCTATATTTATCGGGACACCTAAAGGTAGAAACCACTTCTATGATATTTACCATAAAACAGCAGGGCTTAAAGGTTGGTTCCAAGCTACGTTTAAAGCTAGTGAGACTAAAGTTATTGATGAAGAAGAATTAGAATCAGCTCGGGCTACGATGAGTGAAGAAGAATATGAGCAAGAATATGAATGCTCATGGAGTGCTGCTCTGATTGGTGCTTATTATGCTAAGCCTATGGCTGTGCTGGACCGAGAAAAGAAATTGCGTACAGAAGTTCCATATGATCCTGCACTGTCTGTAGACACGTTCTGGGACTTAGGGATTGGTGACACTACGGCTATTTGGTTTGTACAGCAATTTGGTAATCAGATTAGACTTATAGATTATTATGAAACAAGTGGTATGGACTTAAACCATTATGTTAAGAAAATAAAAGAGAAACCTTATGACTATGATTGTCATTACCTTCCACACGATGCAGCAGCAAGAGATTTATCAACTGGTAGGACAAGACAAGAAACTATGAGAGATAAAGGTATCGGGAAAACATATATTATACCAAGACAGTCAATTGATGATGGAATACATGCTGTTAGAATGATTTTGCCTAGATGTATTTTTGACACAAAATGTGAGCGTGGCGTTATGGCGTTACAGAATTACCAAAGAGATTATGATTCTAAAAATAAGATATTTAAGCCAAAGCCTAAACATGATTGGGCGTCTAATGGTTCTGATGCATTTAGAATGATTGCTTTAGGAATTCGGTCTCCTGAGAGTAAAAGTGCAGCAAGACATTTGCCAAGACAGGCGCAAAGTGACTACAATGTGTATAGCGGATATTAATTAGGAGATTTTCGATGGCTAGTAAAGATCGTAAATTAAGTAGGACTATAAAAAGTGGATCAGTTGCACAAATTGATTCTTTGTTAAATGACTCGAAGTTTATAGGATCTTTTCAAATAGACGCTGGTATCACTAAAAGTAGATTAAAAAGTGCCAGAAAAAAGAGATTTTCATTAGAAGCTAAAACAAGTTCAGAAGTTACGGACTTAAATCAAGATGTTAATTTATTAGGACAAGACTTTACTACAAAATCTTTTGAAGGAATAGCTGATGAAGCTTCCAGATTAAATAAAGGTGGAGTGGCAAATAAGAAAAATGTAGATAACCTACTTAGATCAGCAGGACAAAGAGAAGCGCAACTAAGACAAAAGAAAGCGGCTCCAGGTTTCTCAGCTAAGCAATCATTGGTATAAAATGAGTGAATCAGAAAATAGAGCAAATTGGATTTGTGGTAATTACGATAAACTAAAAGCTCAACGTGGTACTTGGGAAAATCATTGGCAAGAAGTTGTTGACTTGGTTCTTCCTAGAAAAGATCAGATAACTCAAAAAACTTCTCCAGGTGAGAAAAAGAATACACAACTATTTGACAGTACAGCTCAACATGCGCTTGAAGTTTTATCTTCAGCTCTACATACAATGTTAACTAACCCTTCTATTCCTTGGTTTGATTTAAAAACTGGTAAGAGTGAAATAGATGAGCGTGACGATGTTCGCAAGTGGTTACAAAAAAGTGTTCAAACAATTAACAATGCATTAAATGATTCTAACTTTCAGACACAAATACATGAAGTGTATATGGATCTTGGTTCTATCGGAACTGCTCTATTATATATGTCTGAAAATGATAAAGGTAAGTTACATTTTAAATCTATTCAAGTTGCTAATGGTTTATTAGCAGAAGATAAAGATGGAACAGTTAATACTGTTTACTATTGTTTTAAAATGAGTGGATCACAACTTGTGGCAAAATATGGCGAGAAGGCTTTTAAAGAAGACATGGTTACAAAATTTAAAGCTGACCCTATGACTGAGTATGAAGTAATACAAGCGGTGTTTCCTAATGACTCTTTCAATCCATTTAAAAAATCATTTACTAATAAACCTTTTGCTTCAGTACATGTTTTAAAAGAAGACAAGAGAGTTATAAGAGAAGGAGGCTTTGAAGAGTTTCCTTTTGCAGCTCCAAGATGGAATAAAACTTCTAATGAAGTTTATGGAAGATCTTCAGCGATGAAAGTTCTACCTGATATTAAATTGATCAACGAAGTTAAGAGAACTACAATTGTGGCAGCTCAAAAAACTATTGATCCACCATTACAAGCTCCAGATGAAGGTGCATTACTACCACTTAAGACTAATCCTGGTGCTATAAATTATTATAGAGCTGGAACTAAAGATAGAATAGAACCATTATTCACAGGATCTAGAGTAGACTTTGGTTTTCAATTTATTGATGACCTTAAAAACCAGATCAGACAAGGTTTCTTTATTGATCAACTACAACTCAATGAAGGTCCACAAATGACCGCCACTGAAGTTATACAGAGAACAGAAGAGAAACTTAGAGTGATGGGACCAATTCTAGGAAGACTGCACACTGAATTACTTAAGCCCATTATTGATAGAACTTTTTCTATGTTACTTAGAAAAGGTGAACTACCTGAAGGCGCTCCTGATATTCTTAAAGGTCAGAACTTAGAGATACAATACTCTTCAATGATTGCAAGATCACAAAAAGCTAGTGAAGCTGATAACATAAATAGAATTCTTGGAACTATCGGACCACTAATAGAACTTGATCCAAATGTAATGGACAACATAGATACTGATGCTACAGTAAGACACGTTGCTAATTTATTTAATGGTCCACAAGTTATGTTAAGAGATAAAAAAGATGTGGAAGACACAAGAGCTGCAAAAGCAGAAGCTATACAAGCTCAACAACAAGAACAAGAGAACGCACAAGTAGCAGATAACATGAGTAAGTTACAACAAAAATAATTGGGGCATTGGGATGAAGTTAGGAAAATTTGATATTGGGCGTAAGCCTATCGATAAAGCGCTACACTATAAAGACACATTTAATTCAGAATCAGGTAAAAAAGTAATGGCAGATTTGTCAATGAAAGCTAATGCCTTATCTAATACGTTTGATCCTGATCCTTATCAACATGCTTTTAATGCTGGTAGGAGAGACCTTCTTTTATATATTATAAGCCAATTAAATTACGATATAGACGCAGTAGAAAAAAGGCTTCAAGAAGCTTTAGAACAAAATAACCAATATGAATAGGGAGTTCAATTATGAGTAGTATGTTAGGTGAAGTAGCACCACCAGTAGAAGGTTTAGAAGTACCTCCAGTAGAAGGTGAAGTAACACCACCAATAGAAGGTGAGCCAAACCCAGGATTAAGTTTCCCTGATGGTTGGAAAGAAATGTTAAGTGAAGATTTTAGAAATGACCCATCACTGGCACCAATTCAAAACGCCAATGACTTAGTTAAATCTTTTATCAATGCACAGAGAATGGTAGGAGCTGATAAATTTTCTCTTCCTTCTAAACATGATGATGGAACAGAACTTAGAGGCATCTTAAATAAATTAGGTCTTCCAAGTGAAATGGATAAGTATGATCTAAATGGTCCTGAAGAAAACAAAGAGTTCTTTGATTCATTTAGAGCTAAAGCACATGAGCTAGGTGTATTACCTCAACAAGCTCAAGGTATTTTTGACCACATCTCTTCAACATTAAGTGCATCTAATGAAGCTGAAGATAAACAATTTTTAGATGAAGCGGTAAAAGAACAAGACGCTCTTAAAGCAGAATGGGGACAAGGCTTCGCTGGTAAGATTGATTTAGCTAACAAAGCTATTGATCACTTGGCTGGAGAAGACAATGACCTTAAAGATTACTTAAGATCAGCTGACATAGGTGGAGATCCTAAATTAGTTAGAGTAGTTTCTAAAGTTGGTGAAATGCTTAAAGAAGATAATGTAATATCAGACAATTTAGGTAAGTGGGGCAAAACTCCAGATGAAGCTAACAAAGAAATTAGCGACATTATGGGCAATGCAGCTCACCCTTATAACAACGCTGAGCATCCTAGTCATATGAAGGCTGTAGAAGATGTACAAAAATTAACACAAATGACCCTCTAAAATTTGACAAGTACTTAATTAGTACCTACCCTTAGTTTATATAACAATTTACTAGGGGTAGCACGCAAAGTGTCCTGCTTGAAATTAATTGTGTATTCCAGAGATCCGAGTGTCGGGTAGTCTCAACAAACTACATTAACAACTTAGACATGGAGGATGCAATGTCACAATTTATTACAGAAGCATTTGTAAAACAATATTCAGCAAATGTATTTCATTTAGCACAACAAAAAGGTTCTAGATTACAAGGTCTAGTACGTAAAGAATCACAAAAAGGTGAATCAAAATTCTTCGAGAGAATTGGTTCAGTTGACGCTCAAGAAAAAATTGGACGTCACTCAGATGTTGAGTACAGTGATACTCCACATAGTAGACGTAGAGTTTCTCTTACTGACTATTTCTATGCAGATTTAGTTGACGAAGAAGATAAGCTACGTATGTTAATTTCTCCTGAATCTCCTTACGCTCAAGCAGCTGTATGGGCACTAGGTAGAAAGAAAGATGACCAAATTATCAACGCAGCATTAGGTAATGCTTATGCTGGTAAAGAAGGAAACACTGTTGTTGTACTTCCTAATGAGCAAAAAGTTGCTTGTCATGATGGAACAACTACAAGTGGATCTAACTTAAATGTTAAAACTCTTAGAGCTGTTAAAGCTAAATTTGATGGAAATGATATTGATGAGTCAATCTCAAGAAACTTTGCATTTACATCTTCTCAATTACAATCTCTTCTAGGTGAAGAAGAAGTTACTAGTTCAGACTATGCTTCTATCAAAGCTTTAGTTATGGGTGAAGTGGATACGTTCATGGGATTTAAGTTCACAAGACTTGAAAGACTTCCAAGAGCAGCTGCTAATGTTACTTATAACGTAGTAAGTGGACTTGTTGGATCAGGGACTGGTACAGTTACTGCATCTAAATCACGTAGATGTTTTGCTTGGGCGCAAGACGGATTAATTCTTTCAACTGGTAAAGAAGTAATGGCTAAGATCACTGAGATCCCAACTAAGCATTACGCTAACCAAGTTTACGCAAAAATGGGAATTGGCGCTGTAAGAATGGAAGAAGTGAAAGTAGTAGAAGTTATTTGTTCTGAGAACTAATAATAATTAAAATGGGGACTACGGTCCCCTCTAAAAACGGAGAAAATTATGAACGCTGATAACTATGCAAAATCTATCGCTTCACCTTCACAGAAAATTGATAAAGGTGATCTTAACGGTAGAACTAAAAACATGTACGACTCAATCACTCTTAGTGCTGAGTTAGCAGTAAACGATGAAATTCTTTTACCTATGCTACCAGCTGGTGCAAGAGTAATTGAAGCAATCATCAAATCACCAACTTTAGGAGCTACAGGTATTTTATCTCTAGGTCACAAAGCTGGAGAAACTGAGATCGAAGACGATAACGCTTTCATCATTGCAGCTGATGCTGGTGGACAAGCTGTATCTGAAAAGATGTCAGCAGTAGCAGGAAGCCCTGGACACATGAAGAAGTTTGCTGAGACAGTACAACTTTTCGCTAAGTGTACAGAACTTTCAGCAGCTGGTAGTGGTTCAAAGATTGAATTCTTAATCCAATACGTAGTAGATTAATTAATGGGGGAGCTTGCTCCCCTTCTTTTTCAATGGGGTGAGCATGACTACTGATGTGACTATATGTAACTCAGCTTTAATAAAATTAGGAGCTGAAAGAATAGTAGCTCTAAGTGATGACTCAAAAGAAGCTAATCTTTGTAATGAACAGTACGAAAAAATAAGAGACAATTTATTATTTTCCCATCCATGGAACTTCGCAACTAAAAGACTAGAGCTAACTGCTAATGGGAATACATCTGTATATGACGATCTAAATGAATTTGATCTTCCAGCAGATTACATAAGAATTTACGAACATGAAGATGTTCAGAGACAATGGTTTATCGAAGACAGTGGAGCTGGTAAAAAACTCTACGCTGATGATGACCCAGTTGCTTTCAGATATATATTTAAAAACATTGACCCTGATACATACTCTTCAGGATTTATAGAATTACTGGCAATTGCATTGGCAAAAGACCTTGCATACTCGTTAGTACAGTCAGCAACACTCAAGCAGACATTAACAGCAGAATACGAGTCCATGCTTAGAGATGTACGTAGCTTTGATTCACAAGAAGGCATCCCAGGTAGAGTTGATAGCAATGCTTGGATTGGCGTAAGACAGTGAGTAAATTTAATACAATCCAAAATAACTTTGCTTCAGGAATGTTATCTAAAAAACTTAGAGGTAGAACTGACTTAGCTGAATATGTTTCAGGCTTAGATCTATGTCAAAACTTTTTAGGTTACAAGCAAGGTGGACTATATAGAAGACCTGGAAGTAAATTCATAACTGATTTAACAGCCGATGATTTAGAAGGTCCAGCTATTCCAGTATCTCACCAAGAAAGTACTTTCCTAATGAGACAGATTAGTGATGGTACTCCAGTAATAGTTTCTTATGACTACACTAATAATACTTATACAAAAGAAATCGGTAACACTACCTTGGCTTTTCTCTTAGGAGAAGAATACGATGGGACGCCTTGCGATCTTACAGGTTACATAGGTTATGTGAATATTGGTGAAATTACTTTCATAACAAGAGAAAGGAGAGTTCCTCTAGTCCTGTACCTTGCAAGATATACTTCAGTGGAATAAACGTACTAACAACTAAGTTACATTTAAGTACTATGCCTATAGATTACACTACTGGACCAGGACCGGACCCTGATACATTTTCTAGTAAGTTTGAAGTATTAAATAATTCGTATGGTGATATAAACACTTCCAGTACAGTGTGGGCACCGTCAGCAACTTCAGGGACTGTAAATTTAGTTGGTCCGAAAGTACAAAGTCCTATTGGTAAGTTAGTAAAAATAACTCAAGGTGTAGTAACAGGTGTAGCAAGAATTAGAGCAGATGATTCTACTCCTTTAGGTGGAAGTGGGACGTACTCATCAATAGTTCTAGTAAACTTTTCAAATACCTCCAGCTCAACAAACTGGCAAATATCAAATACAGAACAAATAAGATATACAGGATCATACCAACAAAGAGTTATCTATTCTATACAAGACAGAGTACTTGGAACTAGAACAGGAAACCCACAACATTTAATGACTGATAGGCTCACACAAGATTTAGGTTCTTCTGATATTTCAGGACTAAACTTTTTTGGAGACCTTAGTACAGTTGATCCTTTCAACTTTAAGATTGCTTCTAGAAAATCAAAAGACATTGTTTGGTTAGATGGAAGTGAAGCCTTAGAAGTTGGAACCAATACAAGTGAATTTTTGGTTAGAGGCACTCAAGGCGCTTTAAGTGTTCTTGATGTAGACATTGCACAACAAACTGCATTTGGATCTAAACCTGTACAACCAGTAAGAGCTAACAAGTCTCTTTTATCTATATCTAAAAAAGGATCTTTTGTTAGAGAATTTATTAGATCAGGAAATACTACAACATTTAATACTAGAGAATTAAATCTTTTATCTGAAGACATAATAGAAAATGGAGAGTTCGCTCAACTAGCATTCCAGTCTGATTCTAATATTGTTTGGGCTATTGTTAGTGAACAACTTGTTTCATGCACATACCATGCAGAACAGGGAATAATTTCATGGGCTGTTCATACAATAGGTGGAGTCGTTAAAAGTATAGAGACGCTTGATGAGAGACTCTTTGCAATAATAGAAAGAACTAATACAGGTGGAACTTTTGACTCATGGGAGCTTATAGACTTTGAAGCTAAAACAGATATGTTTCCAATTGTAGCTAATGTAAATAAACCGTCATTTTTAGACTCATATGTTTTTAAAGATTTTGGTGGAGCAACTACAGTCATAACAGGACTCGATCACTTAGAAGGTGTTGAAGTTCAAGTGTTGATTGACGGACAATACGTAGAGACTCATACAGTAAACACTAACCAAATCACAACTACTCAATCAGGGACTGAATTCATTGTAGGACTCGCTTACACTTCTAAGATAAGAAGTATGCCGTACGAAGGTGGAGCGCAAGGTGGAAACTCTCAGGGAATGATTAAAAGAATTAATGAAATTTATGGTAAATTCTTCAGAACAATTGGTGGAAAAGCTGGTACAGATAGAAACAGTTATCCTCTAAATTTAGCAGGGGACACAACAGTTGAGCCGTTTACAGGTGATAAAACTAAGAAAATAGACTTATCAGCTAATAAAGATAATGTTATAATAATTGAACAAGATCAGCCATTACCAATGAGTATCCTAGCGATTGTTTACAAGGGTGTAACTTATGAATAAATTTATAAATGAATTCTTTAAGATCACAGGAAATGAAGGTGGATGGATAGCTACGGCTGTAGCAGTTGCAGGATCTTTACTTAGCGCTTCATCAGCTTCTAGAGGTGCAGCAGCTCAAGCTAGTGCAGCGAGAAGCGCAGCAAGAGCTAAGAGAAAACAAGCTACAGAACTTTTAGAGAGATCAAAAATAAACGCACAAAGGATGGAGCTAGGTGGAAAATCTTTAACTGAGCAACAAACAACTGCCTTTGCAGGATCAGGTGTTGAAGTTGGAACAGGCTCAACTATAAGTGTAATGAACGATGCAATGAACAGAACAGAACAATCTATTTCAGATATGCTGACAGACGCTGAAGGTAAAGCAAGTGCTTTAAGATCAGGAGCAAATGTAGATACGCAACTATCAGGACAAATAAGATCCGCTGGAAAACTACAAGCTTTTGGATCTCTTTTATCTGGAGCAGCGGCTGTTAATAAATCACTAGGAAACTAAGGGAAAGTTATGCCAGTAATACCAAGTAATTTAGGACAAAAACTAGTGTCCACAGATGTAGCGAGACAACAAACTCAAAGTGTTGAGTCAGCTGGAATGGTAGCAAAAGCTACAGGACAAGTAGCTAATCAGGTTACAGGCATGGCAGCAGAGTTTGGAGCTAAGTTAAGTAGAGCAGAAGCGCAGACTAGAGCTACTGAAGCTAGAAGCGAATATTCTTTACAGTCTGATCAGATCAGAGATGAATTAAAAAGAGATGATAAATTTAAAGATAATCCAACAGCTTTTAATGATGAGTATACTTCTAGAACTTCTAAAGCTAGAGGTGAGATTGAAGGTACTTTGGACAGCACATTACAGAAAGATATGTTTGGAAGGGCTGTAGCAGATATTGAATTCAATGGGAAAAGAGAGACAGCTTCTTATGTACGTAACCAACAAGTTGCTAGAGTAGTAGGAAGTACAGAAAAACAAATTAATATTTATGGACAAAAAAATACACTTAACTTTGATCCACAAAAATCTGTACAAGGTTCTAATGAACTTAAACTAGATATTAAAAACCTAGATGGAGTTTTTACTACCGAACAAGACACTGAATTTACAAAAGTAATTGATAACAAAAGATTTAATGCAGGAGTTAACTACTATGTTAACAATCCTGATATGGCAGCAGATGGTTTAAAACTTTTAGAAGGTGGACACACACAATCTGGAAACTTCATTGAAGGTATTGATGCTGAAAAGCAAGGCGCTGCTATTAAAAAACTTAAAGGCGTTGTTAAACAAAACGGTAGAATACAAAAAGGAAGACTGAATAGAAATATAGGTGATGTTGAAAATACGATACTAAAAGCATGGACTGAAGCTGCTCCAGAATCAATTGATGAATTAGTTTCAAGAATATCTGGAAGTGGTCTTGAAGAGACTCCGCAACTATTAGATACAGTAAATAATTTAAAACTAGCTAATGCAGGAGTTCAGGACTTTATAGGAATGAGCGCTCAAGAAAAATTCGCTTCCTTAGATGACGGTCTACCTATACAAGAGACAGGGGACGTGGAATTTAACAAAACTTCAAGACTACAAATAGATGATAAATACAAGAGAGCAAAGATAGCTATTCTAAAAGAGATGGAAAGTGAAGGTGGAGTGTACGCTATAAGAACTAGGAAAGGTCTTGGAGAAATGGAGACTACAGTTTTAGATATTGAGAACAATCCTGCACAACTTAAAGCAGACATTACAAGATATGTAGACACTTCTAAAGGCGTACAAAGAGAAGCAGGAGTTAATAATGTAAAAGTGACTACTCCAACTATTAGAAAACAATTAGCAGAGTATATACAATCAACCCAGGGAGACCTAGGAGCAGCGGCTGTAGATATATATAGAGAAGGTTTCGGAGAAGACTGGGTTACAGTTGCTCAAGAAATGTTAGAGAAGGGAGACCTACCTCCAGAATACTACCCGATACTTACTGGAGTAAATTCAAAATCTACAGGTAACATGATAGGAAACTTAAAGAACAGTAAAGCTATTAAAGAATCATTTAAAACCAATACAGATGTGTCCAGCGCAAAAACAGAGATAAACGCACTGTTTTCTTCAGAGTCAGTTAAGGCTTTTGAAAAATCACTAACAGCTGGAGATAGAAACGGAAACAACAAAGCAAAGATCAACTCTTTTAAAACTCACTTAGAACTTGAATACCAAAAGAATAGGGACACGTTTAACCCAGCAGATGCTACTAAGTTAGCAGTTGAGACTGTACTTGATTCTAGTTTCCAAACAACAAATAACTCTACAACTCTATTAATACCAAGATCAACTGGAGTAGACGTTAATCAAGTTGAAGATTTTGTCAGCGTGACTAGAGGTGGTGGGCGTAAAAGTTTCTTAAAAGAGGCAGGAATGCAAACCCCTGATAGCTGGAAAGGAAGTGAAGAAGCATACACTGACCACATAATACAACATGGAGACTGGGTATCTGATGGATCAGACGGTGCAGAATTTGTAGAGATAACTTCTGATAACGGATCAGCAAAAGTGTTAGACGCAGATGGACGCCCACTTAAAATGAAATATAAAGATATGAACTTGTCTTCTCCTAAACTAAAAAAGAGATTATCAGTAACAGGTAACACTTTTAGAGAGACTTTCTAATGACTAATTTATTCCTTCAGGAAAGGCAATACGTAGAAACTGAATCTGATCTTTACACAACTAGTGAGAGATTAGGTGCAGCTTACGATCTAGGACTAAAGGACACATTTGTAGGAGACTACTTTCAGGGTGAAACATTAGAAGAACTTGAGAAAGGTGACAAAGCTGGTGACGTTTCAGTTGAAGAACTTAATCAAAAATTTCCTGATGTAGAAGTTCCATTTTCAAAGCCAACTTCTTTTTTAGTAGCTAATGAAATTAACCAGGAAGCTCTAGAGAAAAAAGAACTAATGAACATTATAACGAATCATGGCAGAGAAGGTGGTGTAGGTATAAATTTAATAGGACAATTAGCAGCACATGCTACAGATCCTGTAGAAGCTGGACTAGACATTGCAGTTGCGTTGTCTACCGCAGGATTAGGTTTACTAGCAACTTCTGCATTGAAAACAGGAAAAGCTGGTAAGCGTACAGTAAGCGCATTAACAGCAATGAAACATTATAACAAAAATGAAACATTAACAAAAAACATAGTCGAAGGTATGGCGGTAAACGCTGCTTTAGAACCAGCCTTTTATAATTCGTCCCAAGTTATGCAAGAACGGTACGAAGTCAGTGATGCCATGGTATCTGTGATAGGCGGTGGGGCAGGTTTCCCCATCGCTGCCTTTACTCTAGGTAAAGCAGCAAAAGGCGCTGGACGTGGATTAAAAGGAATAGGAAATAATTATAAGTGGGCTGGGCAAGCTGCTCAAGCTGTTATATCACAAGTGTTTGCTGGTAAGAAGCCTGACTTAACTATCATAGGAAAATTAAGAGACGCACACCTTAACGGTAAAGGTAAGTATGATCCTAACACTGTTAGAGGATCTTACGAGTTCAGTGACTTAGATGTTACTAATCTTAAAGATAGAAAATACTACATGGCTAAAGAAGTTGCTGATGATGTAAACATGTCTAACCATAAAGTAACAGGTAACTATTTTGGAGAAGGTGGGACGCATATAACTGACTCTCCCATAAGTGCTGAGAGACATGCTACAGCTTTTGACGAACGTGGCGCAGTTGTGCAACTAGATTTAGAAAGTGGACGCATACTTACTCTTGATCAATCAGTTGATGATACAAAGTTTATTCTAGACTCTATAGAAGATCCTAAATACAAAGAAGCTTTCCTTGATGGGAATACAGCTAATGACGGTATAGACAACATACGTGAACTGTCTGATCTTAATGGCGATGACTTTAGTAACATAATGGAAGGAATACATTCAGGCGTTAAAAAAGAAGGTTACGATGGACTATCATTTAAAGAACCTGATTCTGCTAATCATTTGTTTATTTATGACAACAACCAGCTCAAAGAATTAGGCAGCGCTATACCAGATGGTAAAGGAATTCCTAAACTTGATCCTAAAGAAATAGAAGCAGCTAAGAGAGATCAGTTAGAAAATCCAAAAAGAGATTACTTTCACAATGAAAGAACACAAAAAGAAATTGATGACTTTAGTTTCAATGAAGCTGACTTTAAATCAAAAGAAGATATGGTTAGTGAAAATATACAAACTCTTAAAGAGTTAAAAGAACAAGGCATAGCAGAACCAGAACAAATAAAAGAGCTTGAGTTTCTAGAGAGACAGTCTGAGATAGATAAATCCAAAGACGTTACTTTCAAGAAACTACTTAACTGCATTTTAAAAGGGACATTTTAATGGCAACTAAAGAAGAGTGCTTAACTAAAACTAAAGCTACACACAAAGAGACACTTGAGAAACTTTATAATAAAGAACAAGAGATCATAGATGAAGCGATAAAACTTGTTGATGAGAAGTCCATTAATGACATGGCAGATGAGTTGAGTAACCTTAGAGACAAATACCAAGACGCTGATGTATTCAGAAAAAAAGCTATGGAAGTTCTAAACGCTAACAGAAAAGAAGCTTTAAAGAAAAGAATAGAAGTAGTACAGGTACAGCAAATTAGAGAAAACTTCTCAGAGTATATACAACAAGAAGGTTTCGACGGTAACTTCGCTGAAGGCTTACAATCAATACTAGTAGGATCAGCTAAGAACATCGAAGGCGCTAACTTAAATGTTGATAATCTTATGGCTTCAAACTCAGATAGATACCAGTCTTTTCTAAAACAACTTTTCACAGATGCTGAACAGAGTATGATGACCAAAGACCCGAGTATGCAACATGCGATAGGAGACATAATAGACAGTGGCTTTGATCCTAGTTTCTCAAACAGATATGATCCTGTTTATACTAAAATAGCTAAGAAAGTTAAAAAGTATAATGACTTTATGTACGATGAAGCAAGGAAAGCAGGATATGATTTAGGTTATCTAGATAACTATATCATGAGATCATTTGATTCAGAGAAGATAGCCCTAGACAGAACTGGAGC